ATATTCGGTGACGATTCAACCAAGATAGTTGATGCTGTAGAAAACAAAGTTTATGCAGATGAACTTTGGGGCACATTGAGAGGCCAAACTTGGATGGCAGCATATGACGGTTACCTTACTATTGCAAATGGTGGCTCTACTGGTCCAGGACCTATACAAATTAATGCGTCAGCCAATTTAGATTTAACAGCAGGTGCTGGATACACAATTAATGCAAATAGAAACATTGTTGCATCGGGTGGTGTTACGGGTAATACCACGGGTTACCACACAGGAGACATGACCGGTTCAGTGTTTGCTGACAACTCAACCATGCTAGTTGACGGAACAAATGGTGTTCTTAGAGGAACACACGTAGGTGATGTTATAGGATCGGTGTTTGCGGATAACTCCACTATGATTGTTAATGGAGTGGACGGTAGCCTTGCATACTATCCAACCACACCAAGTGATTGGAATGGAACACCACCAACAACCGTAGGCGAGGCGCTGGATAGAATAGCAGCCAAACTGAAACTTGATTCGGGAACGGGAGCGTAGGTAGATGGCTAAACTAACAGTAAACATCGGACAGAGCGCAAACGATAGACAGGGAGACAATCTACGCACAGCGTTTAATAAGATTAATCAAAACTTTGATGAACTGTATACTGCGCTGGGGTTAGATGATAACAGTCTTAATATTGGAGCATTTGAATTCACTGGTAGCACAATTACAACAACAGATAGCAGTGTTATTAAACTAGATCAAGCGGTAAATATTACTAATAATCTATCAGTGGATGGAGATTTAGTTTTGTTGGCAAACGGTGGAACACCAAACAATACATCTACACCAACAGGTTATTTACAGTGTATGATAAATGGGCAATTAAGTTATTTGCCTTATTATAGATAGGAAAGCAAAATGGCAGATTTACAAACGATTAATGTAGGAAACTTGGTAAACGATGGTCTTGGTGATGATCTAAGAACAGCGTTCCTCAAGGTTAATGCTAACTTTGCTGAACTAAATGCGGGTCTAACAATCACTGCTTCCAACACGGGAACCGGTGCAGCCATATTTAAGGAAAAGATAAACAACGATCTAAGATTTAAATCTTTAAATGGCGGGACCAAGATTCTAATAACCGAAGAAGCAAACAGCATTAACATTGCCAGCACCGCTCCTGATGCATTTATCAGAATAGACACAGACAGCGGAAACGTAAGAGCAGACACATATGAAACTATTACTATGCAGGGCATTGCTGCTCCTCTATCTGAGACAGGCGTAAAGGATATTGAAGTAACCACTTCCGGTAGTTCCGTAAACTTCAAGACCATCATACCTGTTACGGAATATTTAACAACCTATGATTTTGGTTCTATAAATGGAACTTATGCAAATGCCATACAGTTGGCCATGCAGGCATCAAACATAGATTTCGGGACGCTAACATACACATCGGACATTGATTTAGACTGTGGCGGTCTAACCTAGGAGGATAACCACTTATGGCAGTGACATGGATAACGCCAGCAGGAGACCTCGGAACGTTAGAAGAAAGAGTAATTACATCTGTTTCTCTACAGGCAACCACAGATACTTCTACTCCAATAACCTATTCTCTAATTGCTGGAAGTTTACCAAGAGGAATGCTTCTGATAGGAAATGAAGTAAAGGGTTCTCCTACTGAAGTTACAAAATTTACCGAAAGCAGATTTGTAATTAGAGCCAGTGACGGAGTTGACGAAAAGGATCGAACATTTAAAATATCCGTTGATGGTGCAGATTTTCCAGAATGGATAACTGAGGAAGGCTTTCTTAATGTTGGTCCTGGCGAATCCTATTTTGTTCTCGATGACGCACAAGTTGATTTCCAGTTATCGGCAACTGACCCTGACGCCATTGCAGGAGATAATTTAGAATACTATCTCGTGCCCAATGGTGGTATTCTTCCGTATGGTCTAACGCTTTCTAAGACCGGAAGAATAACCGGATTTACACAGGCCATTCCTGCAATTGATTATGCAACTGCTGTGACGGGTGCATATGACACGGCATCGTTTGATACAGTTCCATTAGATATAGCAAAGAATAACAGTCTTGGTTTTGATTCTTACTTTTATGATAATCAAACCTTTGACTATGGCGAGGAAGGAATTGTCCCTAAAAAGTTAAGTAGAATTTATACCTTTGGTGTGGCAGTCACCGATGGTGTTAATGCCATTAATAGAATTTTTAAGATATATGTTGTCTCCGAAGAATTCCTAAGAGCTGATAATACGTTGGTTCAAGTTGACACAAATCTATTCCAAGCAGACGCTACTAGTGATAGAGTTCCTTTATGGATTACTAATTCCTATCTAGGTAGATATAGAGCAAACAATTATCTTACTCTTTTCTTGGAAGTTTATGATCCGCCCACTCTTTCTGGAACAATAAGTTATTTTCTAGTAGGTCAAAACCCCGATGGTTCAACAAGCGAGATACCTCCAGGACTAGTCCTTGATACGATCACCGGAGAACTAGCAGGTAAGGTTCCATATCAGGCCGCGGTGACTAAGCAATACCAGTTTACAATGAAAGCAGTAAACTTTCCTAGATCAGCAGCGGATGATAATTACACACTTGTGGGAGATTGGAGCTCGACAAGAATCTATCAAGTAAACGAAGCCGTAAGATTCAATGGATTCATTTATGTCTGCATACAGACAAACATATATCAACTTCCTGATGCTGAAAATTCTCCTTATTGGAATTTGGGTGTAGGAACTGTTGATAAAACATTTATAGTTGATATAATAGGCGAAATTGACAGTGCCATAGAATGGTTAAGTGGATCAGATCTTGGAACTATCAAACCCAACCAACCAAGCAAACTTTTTGTAGAAGCAAAGAGTCTATTGTATGGTGGAAGAATTTCATACGAATTGATATCAGGAGAATTACCTCCCGGTCTTGAGTTTTTACCAAACGGAATAATCAAGGGAAAGGTAAGACAATTTTCAGATAGTGATGCTGACGGTCTAACAAGATTCTTTGACCGCGATAGCAGCACAGTTGACTCAACTGGAACATTTAGTTTTAATACTACCTTTGACGGTGCTGCTACCAGTTACGACAAGCAATTTACAATTACTGTGAAAGCAAAGGATGGTGCTAACTTTGCAGAACTTGAAAAAACTTTTACGATAAAAGTAATATCAGACACTCAAAAAACATTTTCAAACCTCTATGTCAAGGCTTTCCAACCTAAGCAAAAAAGATTGGAATGGTTTAATTTTATTACTGATGCAACAATATTTGTTCCTGACGAAATATACAGATATGGGGATGACAACTTCGGTGTCCAGACCGAAATTAAAACACTTATCTATGGCGGCATTGAAAGTAAAACTGCTGTTGAATTTGTTCAAGCAATGAGCAGAAATCACTATAATAAGAGATTTACATTTGGTGATGTAAAAAGTGCTGTTGCTAAAGATCCAGACACTCAGGAAACTATCTATGAAGTTATATATGTAGACCTGGTTGACCAATTTGAAAAATCAGGAAAGAGCATATCTTCCACAGTGGAACTAAAGGATAATATTAACAGCAAGGTTCTGGTAAGTTTTGATAACATTACCATAGACAGTGACATTCCCTTTGCTAGTGATTCTGATTTACAGAGAGTATTTCCTAATTCAGTTAAAAACATGAGAAAAAGAATTAGAGACATTGGTGAAAGAGATAGAGAATTTTTACCTCTTTGGATGAGAAGCATACAAGAACAGGCAACATTTGAGCTTGGATATACAAAGGCAATGGTGCTGTGTTATGCCAAACCGGACAAGGCTGAAACAATTATGGCTAGAATTAGAGCCAGCGCCTTTGATTTTAAGACCATAGATTTCGTTGCGGATCGCTATATTATAGATATTTTAGACGGTGAAATACAGGATACCTACATACAGTTTCCGCAGGATCGTATAACTAAACACACTGATTCGGCACCTAAACCAGATCAAAATGACAAAAATCCTAATGATCGCAGAGGTAGTGGATTTAGTGTATCCGTAAGTGGATTCTAAACAAATAAAGTATGATAAATATATACTGAATACAATGGAGACAAAAACGTGGCAAGATCGAATAACAGTTTGATTAACTATCTAAGCATTAACGAAAACTTCCCAGTTGCTGGGCAGGATAATGATACGCAAGTGTTTAGAGACAATTCTGACACAATTAAAACAAGTCTAAGAAACGCCAAAGATGAAATTACAGATATCCTTACCAATGCTGCGTTTACGGATGAGGATAATAATTTTGAACTGAATAAAATTCAGAGAGCAGTCCTACAGAACAATAGGATTGAAAAACTAGATAGAGGCATTTTACCTCCCGACGATTGGGACGGTTCAACTCCGATTGAGACTGATTACACATTTGCAAACTATCAAATAATCAGAGTAAAACAAAATTTTCAAATGACATTCACAAACTTTCCAGGCGATCCTGTGTATGCATCTGAAGTAACACCAATCGGAATGGGCAAGGTAGTTTTAGAACTTTACAGCGATGGATCGTCAAGAGATTTATCGTTTACAACCACAGGCGGAACTGTAATTAAATCAAATGGCTTTCCTGGGTATGCATCGGGATCTCCCGTGCTAACATTAACATCTAACACAGATCCTGTATTCATCGAAGTGTGGAGACACAGTGCTGCCGTTATCTACATGAGATATATTGGCGCCTTTGCATAATGTTTCACCCATTCCAAGAAGATCCAAAAGATCTAACAGACACTGAATTAACACAAAGAATATCCGAATTGGGCAAAAAATATACCCAAGCCGCACGTTTAGGCAAAGGTCACATGTTGACACAACTCCAAACATTTGTTACAATATACAGAGATGAAGTTCGTAGAAGAGCAATGGAATCGAAGTTACGTGCAAATGATGATAAGGATTTGGATCAACTAATTAATGTCGACTGAAATAGAAAAAATAACCAAGAGCATACTGAAACATGGTCCTGAAATATTGGAACACTGTGTCATTGCGGAAAATTTTGACAACTATTTGGAAAGAGTTGAAAAGGAATTTCTAGGTTATCCTAAGCCCAAAAAACAAATAAACAAGGATAATTGGTTCATGCCCAACAGTTATAAGAGCATGGATATCAAAAAATTTGTATTGGATCTGTGTAAAACCCAAGAAGAATTGGACAGAGTCAACATAGAATTGGAAGAATATGAAAAGAGAAATCTGCTAATGCTGTTAAGACAGATGAAATACATAGTAGATACGCTAAGAAAAAATGGAATAGTTTGGGGTGTGGGTAGAGGATCCAGCGTGGCTAGTTACGTTCTCCACTTATTGGGGGTCCACAAGATCAACTCGATTAAATACGATATACCACTAAACGAATTCTTTAAAGGAGAAAACAATGGGTAAAACAGTTAGAAGCATGCGTGGAAAGGAAATTGACATGGAGAAATTAAATCTACGCAACGAAACTATTCCTGCTGTAGGAAACATGAAAGTAAACGCTCGTGGTGATGAAATCGGCAAGGGCGGCAAGGTAGTAAGAACTAGAGAAGAAATTCTTAAGGATTACTACAAGGATAATCCTAGAGCAATTGAAGAAGAAGTAGTAAAAAGATCAAAGAAAAATTAATAGGTGAAAAATGATTAAGGGCAAAGTAAGGGCAATCCATGCCGACGTTTTAGTTTCTGATATGTATTTTGGGGAGACTAAAACCGCAGGTGGAATCATAATTCAATCAGATGATGCAAAGGCACACGGTGTAAAACCTCGCTGGGCGAAGGTATATGCCAAAGGTAAGGAAAATAATGATCCTTATTCAGTTGGTGACTGGATCCTAGTTGAGCATGGTCGTTGGACACGCAAGATTAAAATCGAAAATGAAAACGGCGAAGAAGTAGAAATACAAAAAGTTGAAAAGGATTCTATCCTAGCATGGCAGGATGAGGCTCCAGCCGACCTAGCATACTTTGGTCAGGAATACGGTGACGGAGCAACTGCTTCATTTGATCCTAGCCTATTTGTAGATAATTAAGCCGAAACAGGAACTCCAAAAACATCAAGTTTATCTTCACGAACACAATAGACCATGTCTATTGGTTTCAGTTGAAACTCTATCTGCATATCCCGTTTGATTGAACCAGCATTGTAGCCAACATAAAGTTTGCATTCTTCCACGGTATCAAACTTAGGTTGCTGATACCAGAATACGTCCTTGCTGCCATCGGGATAGGTTCCCATCATCAAAACTATTATGAACCACTTCATAATAGTATTTAGATATAAACTAGCAGTTAATAACTGAGTGCTTTATCTGGACACAGCCTAAAGGTCA